CAAGCCCACGGACCGCAGTAACAAAACCACGGGCTGTCAAGTTTGACCGCTGGCAAAACGTGTTTACGGGGTTGGGCACAGCCAACGATAAGGGCACATATGCCGACGTAGTACCGACGGTCCTAACTCAGCAGCAATGCGAGGACTTGTGGCGCGGCGACGACATGGCTGACATGATCGTGACCGCGCTACCTTCCGAGGCGCTGCAATCCAAACCAACGCTGACCATCGCATCCATCGAGGACGCCGAGATTCGAGCGGCTGCGGTTGATGCCATCATGACGGCGCTGTCAGACCTCGGTGTCAAGCAGGCCCTGTTAAAGGCTCTGGAGTATGAGCGGGCCTATGGTGGCGCTGCGATCTATGTCGGTGCGGTGGATGGTGCGACGGATGCCGCGACTCCGCTTCGTATGGCCAGCATCCGAGCAATCCGACACCTGACCGTATTCGAAAGGCGGCAACTAATCCCGGTCGAGTGGCAGCAAGACCCGATGGAGCCCGACTACGGTAAGCCGTGGCTCTATGAGGTCCAGGCTTTCTCGGGAGTCGGGACCGGCCAAAAGGTCCATGCGTCGCGCCTTGTCATCTTCCGAGGGCGCAGAGTCACCGACCGCAACCCGACCGAGAACGACGGGTGGGGCGACTCAGTGCTATCCCTGGCCTGGGAAGCGCTGCGGATCTTCAACCAGGCGTTCGTGGGCGTCGGGTATACAATGCTTGATTTCTCCGTCGCCATCATGAAGATCAAGGGGCTCGCTGCGATCGTGGCGGCGAACAGTCCCGAAGCGGTAGCCAACCGAGCTCAGGCAATCGAGCTAGGCCGGTCGATAGCTAAGACGATTCTGATAGACGCCGAAGAGGAATACGAGCGCAAGACGACCACGCTTACGGGCGTGCCTGATGTGCTCACTCAGTTTTCGACCCGGCTCGCGGCTGCAGCGCGGATGCCTATCAGCAAGCTCTTCGGGCAGTCAGCAAGCGGGCTAAATGCGACAGGCGAGGGCGACGCACGCAACTGGTACGATGCGGTCGCAGCCTATCAAGAGGATCACGTCCGGCCACCGTACGAGCAACTACTTCGGCTCCTCTTTGCGTCGAAGTCGGGACCGACCAAGGGAATCGAGCCTGAAAACTGGTCGCTGAAGTTCCCGTCGCTGTGGCAGCCCACGGAAAAGGAACGCGCCGAGACTCGCAAGATCGTGGCAGAGACGGATCAGATCAATTACGACATGGGCTTGGTTACGTCCGAGGAACTGCGCAACGCTCGGTTTGGCGGCGAGGAGTACAGCGCCGAGACCGAGATCGATACGACGCCACCGCTACCCGTGATGGAGCCGACGGTTGCCCAGACCGCAACGCCGACTCCCTAGAGCAGCCAGGCCGGACAGGATCGCAGCCGATTATCGAAAAGCCCTCGGTCCGGTTGTGGGCATGCTGCTTGATCTGCTTGTCGAGTTTTTGCGCGACCTGGAACGCGAGTGGCAGACTTTACCCGGTCAGCGAACCGACAATGATCAGGACGTGGTGCGCCTGGTCAAGCGTACGGCTGACAAGCTCGCACGGGTCATCAAGGCTGAGTCCGTGCTACCGATTGCAAGCAAGTATGGCGCGGCAACGTCCGACTTCCAGCGGGCGCAGCTCGCCAAGCAGGCGCGGGCGGCAGTGTCTATCGACGTGCGCAAACTCGCGGGGCTGGATCGCAATGTGCCAAAACAGATCGTGGCGTTTGCCGAGACGAACGCGCAGCTAATCACGGGCCTCGGTCAACGCATGGCAGACGACATCGCCGACATTGTCCAAGAGGGCGTGGTATCGGGATCGCGATGGGAAACGATCGCTGGCAGGTTGGCGCACGCCGGACAGGTCACTGAGAGCCGGGCTGCGCTCATTGCCCGGGACCAAGTCGGGAAGCTTTTTGGCGATATCAACAAGCAGCGGCAGACCAATCTAGGCGTGACGCGCTACGTGTGGCGGACCGTGCGTGACAACCGGGTGCGCGAAGAGCACGAAGCCCTAGACGGCGACTCAATAGCATGGGACTCACCACCGGCTGATGGCCATCCTGGTGAGGCGGTCAACTGCCGCTGTTACGCTGACCCTGATTTCTCCGAACTGCTAGGCTGACAGATTGTCATTTGAAGTTCTTGACACTTTGTCCAAAGCGTTGCCAAAGTGTCACGCATGTCAGCGTTTGTGCCAATTGGTCACACGGTCACGATTCCGGCTGTAAACACCGAGCCGACGATGGCAGTGGGTGCGGTCGTCACTCTCGACGGTCAAGGCAACGTGCTTGAGATCGAGGGTGAGACAGACGGCAGCGGCACCAATCAGGTATTCGTGCTGCGTAAGCGGACGCTGGATAGCGGCACATTTCGGTACGTCCCCTTTGCTCCAGACAAACCGATCGTCGGCGAATTGACGGGGGCGGGCATATACCGCTTTTGGGATCGGTTGATCCTGGGAGAGGTTGCACCGGGTGAAAAGATCTGTCTGTACAACCCGGCGGGCGGGCCAGTGCTGAGCAACTGTAACGTGCGACTGGTGAGGGCGTGAACGTAGAGCGCTCCAACCCCGTACGCCTTGGTAGCGCAGTCGAAGGTCGCTTGACCCCGGTTGGGTCGCGGGGAATCACAACTGGCGAGGTGCCTTAATATGGATCGGTACCCACAAGAGCGCAACCCCCGGATCACCGCAAGCCAAGTTCCTACTCCTGGTCTGCTTGGACCGTGGTCGCCTGTACCTGTTACGGTAGAGGAGGCGCTGAATCAGCTAATCCTTCAACCGCAGCCGGTCATATTAGGCCAACTTGGGCCGGACATTGCCGGCGGTGGGTTTGGTTCAGCTTCGTGGGTAAATGGCGCGTTTGTCGGAACCTACACGGCTGGGTTCGGGTCTGCCCTTGGCAGTGCGGTCCTGTGCGGTGGCTACATTGCGCAGACGGACGAGGTTATCGAGCAAATCACCGTGAGTTCGTGGACCGGTCCGTCGGCAGATAGCACCATCCACATTCACGTCCAACCGGCGGGCGGGGCTTTTGCAGACACGCTGCAAACGATCTCCGTTGGGCTAGGTGCGACGGAGACCTATTACACAACTCCACTTGCGCTCCATCAGGGTGACAAAGTGGCTTTTGAGCTTGATATCGGCGACCCGATTTGGTCGGTGTTTGCTTCGGGGATAACGCTGTACGGATTACGGAGAAAAGCATGATCGCGAGACGAATCACTGCGCAGATGATGGTTAAGCCAGACGCCACCGTGATGGCGTCTGTTTCGGCGGGACAGCCCGTGAGCATCACAAACCTGCCCACGGGCAGCCAGGATCTTACGGTCAAGGTATGTTCCGATGGTGCTCGTCCTGACATGGTCATGACTCAGGCGCTCGACTATGGCGGCACAAACATCGGGCAGGCAGTGCCTCGCAATTCGCCCGCTCTGCTCGTGCTGCTCGGCGGAGCGGTGGTGGCTGGCGACCTGCTCAAAGTCAGTGGCGGGAAGTTGGTCAAGTGCGGAGTCGGTGAGCAAGGCTGGTTGCGCGCTCTGCAAGCGGGAGCAGCAAACGATCTGGTCAACGCCGAAGCAGCGGACAAGGTGGCCTAGTGTCGGTGCTGCGATACGACCAAGCGAGCCCTCTCAGTAAGCCTGTGCGGCTGCCTAATGGGTTTGTGCGTGCCGAAGGGTATTTGACCCGGTCCGGCATCTTTGTCTATCGCGACACACAAGGCAAAACCATCCGCGAACTTCGACCACCTGAAGAGGTGATGCACCCGGATTCGCTCGCAAGCTTCGGACTAATGCCAGTCACCAACGACCACCCGAGCGAACTACTGACGGCAGAAAACGCCAAAGAGTACCAAGTTGGCACTGTATCCGAGTCGGTGGTCGCAGAGGGCGACAAGGTGCGGGCTGCGCTGATGATCACCGACGCGCAAGCCATCGAAGCGCTCGACGCGGGTAAGTCTGAGTTGTCGTGCGGATACACCGCCGACGTCGTGCAAGAGTCGGGGGTTTGGCAGGGTCAGCCTTACGACGCGAAACAAATCAACATCCGAGGCAACCATGTTGCCTTGGTCGACGCGGGCCGAGCCGGTCCAGCGTGTTCGGTACGTATGGACGCCGCCGGAGCGGCACAGGAGATCCCGATGGAAGAGATCAAGTTGGAACTCGGCGGCGCTCAGTACAGTGTCCCCGCCGACTTGGCCGCAGAAATGGTCAAGATGCTGGAAGCCAAGGGGCTAAAGCCGGTGATGGGTGATGCTACCAAACCGCCGGAAGTGGGCGCAGCACAGGCAGAAATTGCAGCGGTCAAGGCTGACGCACAGCGCAAGATCGATCAACTGCAAGCCAAGCTCGATGGCATGCAGAGCGTGGATGCTGCCAAGGCCATGCGCGAAGCCATCACCCGCGAGATCCGCGAGGAGTTGGCGGTGGACGAACTGGCAAAGCGTTTCGACGCCGATGTCAGCGACACCAAAAACACCGACGACAAGCGGCGCAAAATCGCTGCCAAGCTCTGCCCATCGATCAAGCTCGACGGGAAAAGCTCTGAATACGTTTCCGCGTTGCTGGACGTGTTGGTGCTCAATCGCGAGGAGCATGCCGCGTCGGCCCCGCGTTCCGGGTTTCGCATCGACGCACAAGACAGTGACGATCCCGCCGCCGTCGCTCGTACCAAGATGATCGCACACCTTGAAGGGAGGGCTTAACCATGCCCCAGACCGATTACTCGACCACGCGGCCAGTCGCCATCGAAGGCGCACTCGTCGATATCGCCAACAACACGATCGAAAGCCGCGTTAGCACTGACCCGGCTGACATCCCGTTTGGCAAGCCCGTAAAGGCCGAAACCGTCGCAAGCGGAGTAGACAAAGCCTGTCTATTGGCAGTTGCTTCGACCGATACCGTGATGGGCCTTGCTGTACACAGCAATGCCTACGCAAAAGAGGAGTTCGGCACGACCGGCCTAAAGGCCGGATCGATGATCTCAGTGCTTCGACAGGGGCGCATTTGGGTCAAGGCTGGTGTCACGGTTGCCGATGGGCAGCGTGCGTTTTACCAGACCTCGACAAAGAAGTGGGTTATTGCCGCTGTGGCACTTGATACGATCGATATGACCGGACAGTGTGTGTTCCGCTCGTCTGGAGTGTTGGACCAATTGGTCCAGCTCGAAGTCGACATGGTCAACAAGCCGTAAGCCCAGAGGGACAACATGAAAACGCTCGACAAATACCGTAACTTTCTGCTCCAAACCGGAGCGTACCGGGCCGACGCGCTGGAAACCATCTTCATCGCGCGTGAATTGGTGTCCGTCGAAACCGCGGTGTACGAGAAAAAGTATCCCGAATTCAAGGGACGCTCTCTTGTGCCCAAGAAGGCGCTTCCGGAAGGAGCGACCTTT